GAGTAAAGGTTGATCCAAAAAATCTGAGCGTTTCTTTGCTTTTGCTTTTGGTTTGCGTTTTGAGGCCCCCAGTGGGGGCTTTGCTCCTGGACGATTGGCGGCACGTGCTCGACCTTTTGCTGCCTTGTAGTTGGCTCCACGTCTGGCATTGCACGGCTTACAACTTGGCACCAGGTTGTCTAGGTCGTTGCTGCCACCGCGGTCAATTTCGATGAGGTGATCTGCTTCTGTTGCAGGCCGACGTTTGCACCAGTGGCATAGGGGTTTGTCGCGGAGTAGCTCCCCCCTGTTTTTTTGATACGCCCCGGTTGAACGGGGCCGCCTATTTTTGCTTGGCATGGGGGGCTACCGCTGACGCGCTTTGCTTGTCCTAGCGCCCTCGCAAGCTCGGTTGCTATCGGTCATCATGATTCGAGTCTCACTCTTTCTTAGGCTAGGCGGTTTGTTTGTGGTATGTGTGTTGGTTTGTGTGTGATGTGTGTGTCTCTAGGCAGAGTGCCCCCGGGCTCCATCCCGACCGTTGATGAAGCACGGTTCACACTCGCCACACGATGGATCTGTTCGCATGGGCTGCCCTGCCCTTCTGATGGGCGAACTAGGGATGATGAGTCCTCGAGGATTTGCACCTACATCAGGTCACACGGCCTGAACGTACCAATGCGATTGGCGTACTTTAGTTGTATTGCTCCATGACTAGTCGACCGATGTACTCTGCCACCTGTGGCACGACTGCGTTGCCTAATCCTCTAAGTCTGTCCACCCGGTTGGGAATCCCATCAGCCACTCGACCCACGTTGGGTTCAACTTGCCAGTTTGTTGCGAGGTAGTCCCAGCTCTGATGTGTACCTCGGTCAACAAACACGGGGTGTTCCGATTGCGTTCCGATGGACTGTCTCCGCGTTTCGCATCGCTGCTTTTCGGCGTGGGCCATCGTTTGACTGCATCCTGCAAATTGAGGCTGTGACGACTGTTGTGCGTTTGTTGTGTTGATTTCCGTTCGATGTAATCGCTGGCTGTTGGGGTAGGCCACGATGATGATTCTTTTTCTGAGATGATTGGCACCCAATCCGGCTGCTGATACAACACGCCATTGCGCGTCATACCCGATTTCGGTAAGCGCTCCAACGACTTCGGTTCCTCCCATAGTGAGATGACCTGGCACATTTTCCAGGATTGCGTAGTCGGGTCGTAATTGGCTAATGGCTTCTCGCACCCAGGGCCACAGGTGTCTTGGGTCTTGCGTGCCTTTGCGTTTGCCTGCTTGCGAGAACGGCTGGCAGGGATAACCGCCTGCAATGATGTTGGGTCTTTGGATTTCTTGCCAGTTGATTTCTTTGATGTTGCCATGGTTGGGCACCTCGGGCCAATGTTTCTTGAGAACTTTGCAACAGTAGGGGTCTATTTCGGATTGCCAAATTACTTTCATGCCTGCGCGTTCTAGACCTAGGTCTAGGCCGCCTATGCCTGAGAACAGTGATCCGACTGTTACTTCCATGCGGTAATCACTGCGCTGGCTTCTTGCTTGGTTAGTTCATCAAACTTGACGACCTCACGGTTTAGCACGTTGCCAACCTCGCGCATGGTCTGACTACCTGGCGTGAAGCCTCGAGTTTTGGCAAGCACTCGGATCATGCCAATCTGTTTCTCCGAGGCTTTGCCTGGGCCTGCCTTCAAGGGCACCACGTTGGTTTGTGGCTCACCTGTGAATGGGTCGGGGATTGGCTCGCCATCTGGGTACCGAGCGATTTCCACACGTGGCTGTTCTTGGCGTGCCATGACCTCCTGCTTTGAGGCCATCTTGTGGTCAATGCCGAAGCCCATCATGCCTAATGCTCGACCTAGGGCTGAGGTGCTGGCGTTCATCTGTTCTGAGTCTTTGGTGTATGGCGTGCGCCCTGGAAATGGCTCCCAGCAGTACGCAATGCAGGGCAGCTGGTCATCTTTGTCGCGCCATACGGTGCACTTGATCTCGATGTACAGCTTTTCATTCACTTCACGGAAGTGTGGTTGTGATTCTTGCACACGCAGGTCGGGAAACTTCTCAAGGGCCATGCGTAGCCGTGTTGGTACGTCAACGTAGTTGTCCAGGTTGAAACTCACTTGTCCTCCAGTAGTTGCATCAGTTGGAACCATTCGGTGACCGGCATGACTGCCATCCATTCGCCCACATCGGTCAGTCCTGGGCGCTTAGCAATGATGACACCTGTGTAAGCGTTGGCATTCACGATCTGGCTACGCAGCTGCTCAAAGTAGCCATGCCATGAGTGTGCTTTGCGGTCTTTGACCTCGATGACGACACCGGGCCAGCCGGTCACATCGCCTTTGTCGGCGTGCGTACCGGCTTGGATTCGGTCGGCCTGAATGCCATGAGCGCGTAGCCATTTCACGACAGCCAGTTCAGCTGCATGGCCTTTGCGCTTCTGTGGGCTAGTCATACGCTGCCCAAAGGTGCATCATCTAAATTGGCTCTTGCGTCAGCTTCATGCAAAATATTCAGGTAGCCGATGGCATCGACTAGCGAATCTTCATGCAGTTTTTCCTCATTCAGCGACTTCATGAGCCGGGCCAGTTTGACGCACACCATGAACATGATTGCCTCCTGAACGCTGAGCAAATGTTTATGGTTGGTAATTTCAGCAAACATGTTGCGTACATGCGTGTAATCATTGAATGGGTGACCGTACTGAACTCGACGATCACCTCGTGTGAGTTGCCAGGCGCGGTAGGCCGCGTCACCTGGGTCAATGTTGCTGCTGCTCATCATCCTCCATGGGTTGTGCAAGGTACCAAATGGCTATCGCAAAGTAGCCAACGATGATGCCGACCACGATGATTTCACCCCACAACGCGGTCATAGGTGCTCCAGTTTTCCCAGCCGTATTTGGTTGCGATATGCCATGCCACCCACATGTTGGTCAGTGGGTCGAACAGTTCGGTGCAGTCGTCGATCATGCCTTGGGTTTGCAGGTATCCGCGAGGCCAGTATTTGGTGGGTTTGCACCATGATGGCGTGTGGATTTGCATGAGGCCGAAGCTGTCGCCATTGTCTCCGATTGCACCGGGTAGGCAGCCTGACTCGAGCTCTGCCACCTGTAGGGCTATCCATAGGTCGTCCAGGACAAAGCCTCCACGTAGGGCTGTGTCAGCCCATTCTTGGCAGCCTGGGCCTGTGTATGGGGGCATAGTCGTAACCACTCTCATATCGCTTCCTGATGCGTCTGAGGGGCTGTCCAAGCCCACGGTGCCCGAAAGGGGAGCCGTGTACACCGTGGACTCGGACACCAGCCCTGCTGTGTCTGTTTCAGGATCTGATATCAGCATGAGGCCGAAGCCGGATACGGCACATGCCGCCATGGCAATGATGGTTAGGGGGTTCATGCGACGCTCGGGTGTTCTGGATCGATGCGTGGCTGATGGGTCAGCTTTGATGGTTCGCTCCAATCCTCGTCAGCGTTGAATCGGTAACGCAGCTGGGCCTTCACGACCTCGCCTTCAGCGTTCCTGAACACTACCAAGTGGAATTGTTGCGCTGTCTCTGCACAAAGCCCGGTTAGGACTTCGTAGGTAATCAGGTTGTGTGTCATGTTTCGGCCCCTCCAGAGCCTGATTTGACCTTAGCGCGTCTTTCGGCGCTTGTGGGGGATTTGCAGTTTGATGACTTTTCGTACCATTCGGGCTGGTATGAACAGCACGTTGTCCGAACCCTGCTCATCGGTAATCGACTGTGCCAGGCATAGGTGCCGGGCATTGGGCCGACTAATTCGATACCCGACGCTGTGCACCACGCAGGGGCTGTCTTTCAGGTCGGATACGTCGTACCAGTGGTCGTTGTCGAGCGTGTGGGCATCATGCCACACCACCAGCACTAGGGGGTTGTCTAGTCCAGCCATACGACGTACTCGGCTGCGACTCTACCCTTGTCTGGATCTACGAAGTGCAGGCGCTGGCTCGGTATGCCGGTAGCTGCCACAAACTCGCGTGCGTACTCATTGTGCGACTCGGGGCTGCCGGTCACGAATATGCGCCCACCATTCGACATGGTGAGGCTCATTGGCGTGTGCCAGTGGCCCATATAGCAATCGTTGAAATCCTCAATCACTCCACCAGCCCAAGCATTGACCTTACGCAAAATGCCGAAAGCCGGAGTGTTGCCACCAAAGCTCTTGATTTCGTCTCCGTGCACCAGCAGGGCTGTGTAGTTGCCAATACGCACAATCTGATACCAAGCGTCACTGCTCTGCCAATCCTTGACCAAGTGTCCGACCTGACTGCGTGCAATCTCATAGCTGATGCGGTCAATGTTGTCGCCTTTGGGCATTTCGCCATACCGGCCTATGCGACCGTGGTTGCCGTATTCGCACACGACACGCACAGACTCGAAGTTGCTGGCTAATGTGTTGACGGTTTTGCCGATGAGCCTGGACACCTCGAACAGCTGCTCATACAGGTGGCTGTCCACCTCGTATGCCTGTCCTGGGAATATGCCCATGCCCTCAACCATGTCACCGCCGAGCATGAGCACTGCTTCGCGTACTGGGTGATGTTTGCGTTGAATGCTGGTGATGTGCAGCACCTTGTCAATGAACCTGTCGATGCGTTGACCGCAGGTTTCCGAGCCGTAGGACACGCTCTTTTTGCCGAGCTGCCAGTCGGTGCAGTGAATGACCGCGACCTCGGCTTTGCCCTTCCGGGTGTCCTTCTTGGGTGGTGTCACCTTGATTGGTGGCGTGCCCAGGCTGGCATCCTTCGCAGCCTGATACACAGCCTGCACCAGTTCATCGCTCTTGACTTTGAGTTTTCCGTATGCCTGCTGTGACCGTTTCAGCGCCTCACGGAGCTGCTCGAGTGTCTGCTGTTGTGCAATCTCGTCACTAAGCGACATGTTTGATCCTGAATCGTGCGACCACGTTGTGATCACATGCAAAGCCATGCTTGGTCAACAGTGTTGCTACAGCTTGGCTGCTGTACTGCAAATCGTAGATGATTTGGTACCACTCCTCACCGTTCGGTTGGTCATCCAACCATTTTTCAAGGCCAGCCACTTTATTTAGTTTTGGCTGTATTTCGTCGCGTAGTGCCATTTTCATGATCCTCCAGGTGATTGTCAATCTTGCGTTCCACCCTAGTCAACACCTTGCGCACATATGCGTGATCATCGGCGTTCTCTCGCCGGGCACGCTCAATCAGGATTGCAGGCAGGACAGCCGCCGAGACGATGGCAACTGCACTGATTAGGGCTACGTAGATTTCTGTTGGCATGAGTGTCCAGCCATTGCTGCACTCTGGCTGGTACTGATTCTGCCTTGAAATATCGGATATGCCACGGTTCGGCCCCGGACCTGAATTCCCAGCAGAAGCCGAAGCTCATGCAGTTGGCTTCCATCCAGTCCAGGCGTTCGCCTGACGCTGAGAATATGTCCACTGCCAAGCCCAGATTGTGGGTCGATGTGCCGGGCACCGCCATCGGGGCCAGCCCCGGCTTCAGGTAGTACTTCTGGCCTTTGTACACACGGATCGATTTACTGTTGGCGATTGGTGCCGTGGTGTACCGGGCTAGAAAGCCCTTCTCCTGAGTGGCTAAATCGCGGTAAGTGTCGTACACCGAGCTGGGCTTGAACGGCCTGATGCCGTCAGCATGTGCAGCTTTACGCATCGCCTCGTATGCCTGGGCTGCCAGCCAATGCAGCCGACCGTACGGCCTGATCGAGCGCAACAGATATGCAGGCACTTCGCCTGGCTTGACGTTGGCAAGGTCAGCCGGAAGTCTTACCGGCTTGACTGGTCGGTTCACTTGCGTCCGTAACGCGTGTCTTTAGTGTTTGCCCAGGCGTAGATCATCGGCAGCACGGCTGCTAGCCCGGCTTTTAGCGCGCTTTGAACGTTGTAGTCGCTTGTGATAAGCACGGCGACGGAGCCAGCGACGAATGCTTTGAGCCAATCCTCGAGCATTGGTGCCCATTTCATTCCACTTCCTCGCTTACCGGGCTGACAAATTGATCAAGTGCTGCGTCGTAGCGGTCACCGATACCAGCGTATTGACCCCTGAAAGGTGTGCCGCCTGTGCGATGCTTGCTCCCTAGATACTCAACGCTAATAACTTCGCCTGTTTCATCGTCAAGCGTGTAAGCGTAATCACGGTAGGTGTTGTACGAGGTGCGTTTGCAAGTCTGACCACGAAACTTCGAGTAGTACGCCTCCCAATCCGAGACTCCATTGACCGTTTCATCTTCATCACGACCCACGATCACTTCGGTCACGATGTTGTTTGCGTCAAGAAATGCGTAGTGCGCCATTAGAAGGTCACCGTATCCGTTCCTGCCGTGAATGAGTAGTAGCGATAGGTCGTGCCACCAGAAGTGTAAGTGTTGGTTGTGTACGTCAGGCCAGCACCAACAGTGAGTGTGCCGTATGAGTCTTTGTAGCGAATGATGACGATGCCTGAACCGCCTGCACCCGTATTGGATGAGCCGCCAGTACCCGTGTTCGCTCCCCCAGCCGTGTTACTTCCGTTGGCGGCTCCGCCGACCGCACGAGTAGTTGCTGAGTTGTCGATTGACGAGGATGTTCCAGCACCCCCAGCCGTTGCGGTTGCCGCCGCCGATGAACCGCCGCCTCCGCCGCAACTACCACCAACGTAATAGTTTGCGCCCGACAATCCCTGAAACAACACTCCTGCGCCAGCCGTTCCAAATCCGGCGGCGTTACGGGCACCACGACCTCCACCAGAACCGCCCTTGCCTCCGCCCGAACCATCAGAAGTACTACCGCCAGCGGCTCCACCGCCACCGCCTCCAACGCTTACGACGTTGTAAAGGTGTGTATCGCTACCTGTTGATCCCGGCAGAGTTCCTGAACCAGTAGCACCGCCGGCACCAATCGTAATCGTGTAGGCAACGCTAGGAGTCAATGCAAGTGCGGGTTCCGCGCTACTGGCAGCGCCAGAGTTCTCGCCAACAACTGAGCATCGGTAACCACCAGCACCGCCGCCGCCTGCGTTGTAGCCGCCTGCGTTGCCGCCAGAACCACCGCCACCGCCGATAACGAGAAACTCGACGCTAATAGTGTTGTTTACACTCCCGGGAAAAAATGTGAAGGTTGACGCCGACAGAGCTACAAGGGTGCCGCCTCCATATTGCGTCAAAGCAAGTGAACCGGATGTGTTGATTGTTACGCCAGCACCAGCGGTCACTGTCGTGGTGCCTGCGCCTTTATTTGCAATGAAAATCGTGTCACCTTCACCAAACACGCTGTCATCGACAGTCACAGTGTTGGCGCTAGCCACGTTCATGATTACACGCTTGCCAACATCCCCAGCCACCAAGGTGTAACTGGCAGTCTGGTCATTGATCGGCAGAGTCGTGATGTTGTTCAGTTGTGCTGCTGTCAGCACCTGCCCGGCTGTGAATGGGAATGGCGTGGTCATGACTACCTCATCCTAATACGTTCGTGCTATCCATTACGCCGTACACCGGGTCATCAAGTATCAGCTCGTAAACAATCGTGGTGGGGCTGGTAAAGAATGTGATTACGTGGCCGCCTGACACGGTGATGCGGCCCTCGATGCCCTCGACCGCCAGTTCCTCGGCAATCTGGCTGTTCAGCCCTGGTATCTGTTTCTCGATGCTGATTGTGTCACCGATATCGACGCTGGCAACATCATCACGCTGGGTGCTGGTCAAGCGGCTCAATGTCGTGGTCAGGCTGGTGTATTGCGGCTCAGGCTCAGGATCAAGCAAGTACGCAGCGAGGTCATCTACTTCGCCTTGAATGTGCAGCAGGCTGTTGGTGATTGATTTGGATTGTGTGAAGTATTTGGCGATGCTGGCAGGGTCGCTATCGGTCGCATTTTTGCCATCGAGCGCATTGACATAAGCGCGGTTGACTACTCGATCAGCATCAAACTGGATTGTTACATCGGTGTATGCGGCACCTGTGCCATCATCCGTGAAACTGACAACCGGTGCGCTCAACGTGGTGCCAATACGGTTCTGGAACGTCAACGTGCCATCAGCAGCCATAAACAAGCGGCCTTGTTCAGCCTCGTTGATTTGCTGCAGGTAGCCAAGCGTGTTGGTGCCTGCATCTAAGTTATATTGGCCTGTGCCACCCAATTCGACTGTGCCTGCCGCGATGCTGCGTGTTCCTGCTGGGTAATCCACTTCAGGCAAGTCAAGAATGTCTGACACGCGACTGCCTGATAGTTCAGCGACTGGGTTGTAGTCATCGAGTTGCGTTTGAGCCAGCTTGTAGAACTCGTCGGCGCATTGCACATTGACGGAATCTAAATTGCCCAAGCTGAAGTTGTAGTCGTACCCGGTGACAATGCCTGTGAATAAATATGTGCCATCACGCGAAAGACGTACTTTGCGTAGTGGCGCTAGGCCAGGTTCGTTGTTGAGTGGGTCGTAATAGGGGCTGCTCGTGTCAAACGGCCCCAGGATGCCTGTTTCATCAAGCATTGTGAATGACATGGTGCCTGCACCGAACTGATCGTCGGTTCGTTGGCGGCCGCGTTTGTATTGGATATTGGTTGCGAACTCTGTTATGTCGGCAAATTGTGTGCTGCCATCTAGCACATAGTCAGTGTTATTTAGTACGCCATTGGGCGTGGTATCTAGGCGGAATGCGTCAACTTGAAAGCCGGTATCAAGCTCGAGCAGGTAATCACCTGATTGGACAACACTTGTCGCCATTACGCCACCAGGATGTTCGCCGGGCCTGATCGACGGTTGTACTGACGCAACGCATTCACAATTACATCGCCCAAACGCTCATCAGCGACATTGGCGTTGATGTTGATAGTGACATTGCCCATCTGATTCATTTTGGATAATGGGATGACAGCCTCAGGGCCAGCCTCACCAACGACAGCCAATGTCGGCCCGGTCACAATGCCACCATCCGCGAGCCCTGGTATTTTGCCTACCAATCCACCAACAGCGCCAGCAATGCTGCTGACACCTGGAATCTTGCCCAATGCACTAATGACCTTGCCGACTAGATCGAGCGCGGCTTTTAGTGGGTTGATGATGTATTCCTTGAAAGCGTTACCTAGGAACTCTGCAGCTTTGCTGACAACACCGAACTTCTTTTCCAGGACAACGAATGCGGCTACTAAGGCCCCAATGGCGATGATGATTAGTCCGATTGGGTTGGCGCTCATAACAAAGTTCAACGCCGCCTGGGCGACCTTTACGACTACCAATGTCGCTTGGTACACCTTCATGGCTGCGTTGACAGCAAGCACAGCAGCTGCCAAACCGGCAACGACACCGATTGCAATTGCGGTCACGTCTTTGTTGGCTGCCATAGCCCCAGTAAGGCCACTGAGCAGTTGCGTGCCCTTCTCAACAATGGGCAGCAGGATCATGCCGAGCTCGGCCTGCAAATCCTTGAACTGTGCCGTGAGAATGCGTTGGCTGTTGGCTAGGCCGTCGCTCGTGCGCTCGAAATCGCCCTGGGCATCGGTCGTGGCTTTCATGATGAGCGACTGCGTAGCCAGAGTCTTTTGCTGTGCTGTCAGTTTGTCCGTGGTGCCATCGAGGGCTTTATTCAGTGATTGCTCGGCTTGCTCCAATGCCAAGCGGCTCTTTTGAGCTTCAATGGAATCCTCACCGAACTTGGCAACGGTTTCCTGATTCTTTTGGAACGCAATGTCAACCTTTTGCAACGCAATGTTCAGCTTGTCCTCATTGATGGTTGTGGTCACCAAGCCCATAGCCAGTGCCTCGGCTGCTACAGCGTCAGCAGACAGCAGGACACCAAATCGTCGCAGAGGCTCACTTTCGCCTCTTAGAGCGGCTCCTAACGCTTGTACGGCCTCCTCTGGGCTGGTGTTGTTGAATGAGGCCAGATCGGAGGCGAGGCTGGTGAAGTCGGTGCTGAATGATGCCAAATCTTGCCCGGTCAGCCCAGCAGCCTTGCCGAACGTGCCGAATGTGGCTGCCGCGTCGAGCGCCTGCTGTCGGGTTTGGCCCAATGATGCTGCTGCCGTATCCGCAAAGATTTGTACTTCGTTGGCGGCTTCACCGAATATGACGTTGGTTTTGCTGATGGTTTCGTTGAGATCGCTGGCTGCGGTGACCGCTGGTACAGCTGCGGCTGCGATACCAGCCAGGGCTGCGGCTGCCGGTATGGCTGCCTTTTTGATGGCAAACTGGGCTTTCTTGCCAGCACCTTCGAGTTGCTTGAATTCTTCGATAGCGCGGCTAATGCCTTTGCCTTCAAACTCGCTAATGATGGGGATTGTTACAGCCATTAGTCCAACAGTCTACGATTTGCTGCATCGGTAATTTTTTCAACTAGATCAGCCATGTTTTTGTTGACCTGGTTGGCGTGACGTTCATAGGTGGGCCACATCAAGCGTGATGCTCGACCGTACAAAGAGTCCAATGCAGCACCGAGTCTGTTAGCCGATTTGCGACCGGCAATGTCAAAGATTGTGCCTGCTGGGCTTTTCATGGTCACGCTGAACACAGCCAAACTGTTGCCGCGCCGCCTGTTGCTGTACCGGGCGATGATGCTTCTGCTGACAGCCGATTGCGACCAAGGCAGCAATTTGCCAGCTTTCCAATTACGCCTGAATCCCGACAACGGCAAGTTGACTACCTGTGATCGAGCGTCACCGACGACCGGCTTGACGATTTCCTTAAAATCTTTCTTGATTTGTTTTGCCAAATCGGGTTCAATCTTTTGCAGTTGGCGCATTGCGTCTTTGACACCAACGACCGTGACCGATGAACTAGCGACCATGTTTGTTTGCCTTCTTTGCTAGAAGTAACACGGTAGCCAAGTCATCCATGTCGAACTCAATGTCGGGAGGCCACCATCCAGTTGCCAGAAGCAAATCTGCTAACTGTCGCCTGATGCTGTGGCTTCCGTAGGGTTTACTTGCGCGGATTCCACCACGTCGAAACTGTCCACTGCCAACAGCCAGGTGTCGTAATCGCGTGATTCGCGTTTGCCGACCGTGAGCTGATGCCAGCACATGAACATCAAATCGTCGATACCAATGCCGCCTTGAAGATCGCTGACGCGGCGCTTGAACTTGCGTTCCCATGCAGCGACCGTTGCAATGGTCGTCGTGATTTGTTCTGTAACCACTTCCGCTGCTGGTGTCGCGTACGACACCTTGATGGTTAGTTTCACGGCGTGGTGTCCTCGACCAGCACGCCGCCGGTGACGGTGATTTCCACTTCGGACAGTTCACCGACTGAACCGTTCACTACGTCGAGCGATTCGAGGTAGCCGCCGGTGATTTGGAACTCGGGATTCGTTGCCGAGATTGCATCCGAGGTCGGCTTTACAGCCACGTAGACATTGGTGCCGACCAATGCGGTGAGGTCAACGTAAGTGCCTGGCGTTGCCGAGTATTCCATCAACAGCGTGGCGGTGACCGTCACGTTGGTAAGTCCACCCACGTATTGGCGGCCTGTGTTGCCGAACGATGTGCTGTCGAGTGATTCACGCGATTTGGTGATAACGACGCTCTTGCACTGATCGGTCAGATCCTTGATACCGGCGAGGTTGACACCGATGCCGAAGGTCGGGCTTGCGAGGTATGTGGTTGCGTTGGCCATGTAGCAGATCTCCTCTACGTCGAGGGTCGCTGCTTACCCGATTGGCAGTCTAGTAGCCCTATGGGCTCACTTTGGTGCGTATTGTCAGCTCATACGCAGGGTAATCAGCGCCACCGTATGAAACTGTGGTAGGCCGTGCCTCGGTCAATCCGATTTGTGCTGCACGGACTAGATCAGCCAAATCCAACAGCTGATCAAGCGTGCGATTGTCGCCGGTGCCCAGACCGACGATCACGACGCGATATTCCATGTCTGCAACCACGTTGCTAGCCATCATGATTGTTGGCGCTTCAACAATGCAGCAAGGCACGTTGATATTCCGTGGATCATCGAACACACGTAGCCCAGTAATCGTGCCGAGCTTCGTCACCAGCTGATCGTAACCATCCTTGAACATGTTTGCCATGTCAGGCCACCTGTGGCTTATTGACTCCGAGCAGGCGCAGAATCTGTCCGTAGTTGCCGGTCACCGGGCCACCTGTTGCTAGTGGGTCAAATGATGCAAAGGCTTCGGTGCTGCCACGCTCGCGGTAGAGGATGGCTGCGTACTGCACGGTGCCCAGCTTTACGTCGCCACCTGGCACCGAGCTCGGTGAATCGAAATAGCCGGACTCCTGGCGCTTGCGGTATGCAAATTGGTTGGATGCGCTGATTGCCATGTTGGCAACGTCGAGGTCGGCGCTCGGGTTTGTGAACGTGAAGCCGAGGTAGTCCTCTAGGTCGCCCAGGACAATCCAGGAGCACGTGATGCTGTAGGTGACTGTGCCCGTGGCGGCTGCTCGATCAGCGTCATCCGTGGTCAGTGCAAACTGCACCTGATTCGGGATGATGGTGTCAGTGTCGTACTGGTAATCACCCTGCTGGGATACGCCGATGAAGTAATACTCGGGCAGCGCCAGAATCTTGTGTGTGCCATTCCATGTGGCGTTGATGCCACTGATGGTTATTGACTGTCCGACCTCGAAGTTGTGAGGCTCGAGCAACTGAACGATGGCCACATTACTGACAACCTGTTTATGGGTTATCGAGTAAGTAGCCACCGTTCAGAGTCGCCTGGAGGGAACGAACTATCAGCTTGCAGCGACAAACTTGGTCGCGTCAATCATCAAGGTGGCGAAATAGCCACGGAACTTGATGTAGCGCGACAGCGAGCCATCGGCTGCCTCGACTTGGAGGGCACCCTTCTGCTGTTCGTAGATCTCAAAGCCGTCTGGGTTGAGCACGGTTGGTGCTGCTGCCCAGTGGCGGTCAACGATGACGGTGAGGCCGAAGGCGTTCATGGCGCTGGCTGCCGGTGAGGCGTTGCCGAATGCGTTCATGGGGCCGATGGCCGGGAACAGTGGGCGGTCTGCCGTGTCCACGAGCTTGCCGAGGTTGGCAAACGCGCTCGAGCCTACGAGCAGGTGGGTTGGCAGGTTGCCGTTGCTGTTGGTGAGGATGGTTGAGGCTGCGTCGTACACGAAGCCGATCCACGAGGCTGGGTCGGTCTGCGTGAGGGCCGAACCTGACTGTGTGATGCCAGCCTGCAAAGCAGCTGAGGCAACTTGGTCGGTTTCGTCGGCGTAGATACGCGCCATGTCATCGACCAGGAGGCCGAGCACTTCTGGCTCAGTCCAGTCCATGTCCTCTTCCGAGAGGCGAACGTATCCGCCGTACACGCCCTTGGTGACGTTGTTGTTCTGCACAACGAACGTGCCCTGATCGAGGTTGGCGTTTTCGCCGTTGGATGCACCAATCGTGGTGTGCGTGGTCACCTTCGGGCGACGGAACACTTTGCCACCACCGGGCATTGCCTTGACACCGAATGCGTCAACGATCGGGCGCAAGCCACGGAAGTTGTTGTACACCGGGCCAAGGATTGGCTCGGGCAGGATGCCGGGCGTGTCGGTCGTGGTTACATCGGGGGCAGCAGCCTTGATGTTGGCGAGGAACTCTTGCGCTTCGGAGCCACCGCGGAGCAGCTTGCTGATGTACTCAGCAGCTGATGGCAGCTTGAACTCTTTCTTGGGTGCAGCGAACAGCATTTGTGGTGCTGGTGCTGGTGCAGGAACTTCGGCTGGTGCTTCGACCTTGACTTCGGACATTGTGGTTGTCTCCTCTTGTGGTTCGGTCGCTGCAACCTCTGTAATCATAGCGCCCTTGAATGCAGGTGCTGTTACCAATGATAACTCCACCCAGTTCGCTTTTTTGATGATCATGGTGCCGTTGTCGTCGTAGGTCGCGTCAACTACGTCAACGCCGACTGATACCGAGTCCACGGCCTCGTCCTTGATGAGCTCGAGCATGTCGTTGCCTTCGGAGGTGGCGCTGATTCGGGCTGTGAACAGCATGCCTTCTTCGGAGTCCAGGCGGCCTGTGACTACGCCGACCGGCTGCTCAGAATCGTGATATTTCAACAGTTTCGGCTTCTTGCCGGTCACCGGCAGGGCACCGCGCTCAAACTTGACGCGAGTGCCATCGCTAACGGTGGCCTCGGTATCCCAAGGTACGGCAACACCGCTGATCGAGCGCGGTGACTCGCCCTCCTGGGCAAGCACAAACGTGTTCTCGGCTGTTAGGCGAATCATCATGCCTCACTTTCGTCATTAGAGGGTAGCCCCCGAGCCGGTGCAGCGTTGTCCGACTCGGGAGACATTTCGGCTTCCTCCAGGTAGCTCTCCACGTCAAGGTAAATGTAGCGACCGCGTGGTGTGATGCTGTTCTGGCTCAGAGTCTGCTCGATGCAGTCAATGAACGGTTTGGCACCGAATAGGTACAGGTCTTGGCGTGCTTGCTGTGCGTTTTGATATGTCATGCCCGAACCTGATGGTGCACCAACCAGGTACGGAGGAATGTTTGCGAGTCGTGCCATTTCGAGCGCTTGGTATGTGCGTGCCTCGGTCAGCTGCAGCTTGCTCGGATCCATGTACGACTCTTTCCAATCGACGTACTGGTTCAACGCAGCAATCGCATTGTTGTTTCGTGCAGCTGCGAAGCCTGCAGCCAGTTCAGACAATTCCTCACCGCTCAACGGTTCACCTTCGGTCTGCTTCAGTACACCGGCTGGCGTTTGATTCTTGGCAAAACGCTCGGCGCTGGTATCCAGGTTGATGTTGGTGCGGATTGACCGCGCGCCCATGGTGAGCAAACCTTGAATTGGGCTGAGAAACTGCACTACGTCGTTTGGGTCAAGCTGGTAGCCGTTGAAGTACACCTCTTTGCTCGGGCCGAACCATTGTGGGCCAGCCTGGTCACGTGTCTGCACGTTGTCGGCTGGAATCCAGGTGAACGTTGCTGGAAAGCCATTGCCAAAGCGAGAGGTCACTATCCAGAAGCTCCTGCCGTAGAACAGGAGGTCATCGGTAGTCCACGAGAGGATGAAGTTGCGTGTCACGTTTGGGTCGGGCTGATGAAACCACGTGTCATCAGGCAAATGCACATCCTCGTAGTCCTCGCCCACCCACTGCTTCGAGTATTGGTGAATCTCTAGGCAGCCGACCATCGAGCAGATCAGGTCACGTGCCCGGCTGATGGTGGGAATCTGAATGGCAGCCGACCTATTGAAGTCAGTGGTGTAGGTCATGAAGTTGCCGACCAGCGGATTGCCAGCAGCGCCAGCAGCGCCTACTTCAGCCTTTGTGTTATTAGCGACAGCGCGCTTGAGAGAGAATCCAGCCATTGTGCAGTTGAGTCTAGGCGCTCGATGCAATGACAGGACGGTTCACCATCGGGCGTGGTCGGCTCATCATGCCAACAGCCCACACCAAGCAACGTGCCAACTCAATCGGCCCGGACGACTTCTGCGATGACAACGCGATAGCGCCAGGAGTACGAACTGCGACAGCTCGACCAACATGTTCAGCGAGCATCGTTTCACCGGTGTGCTTGACGCGACCTTCGTTAATCAGGTTTTTGACCATCGAGGTGTACCGGCTGATCTCCTGATAGCCGACCAGCACCCTGCGACGTTGCAGATCGGAGGGGCAGTTGGTGTCCAGTGTCGGCGTGATAGCAACTTGCAAGCCTGAGTTGGAGGCCAACTGGTGTCGAATGTTATCCCAAACCTGTGTGATGGTTTCGCACATGAATGCGACAGTCGCAGTCAGCATCCCAGCAGTATTCGCGTTGACACGTACAGCCACGTACCGGCCATCGTCTAAGGAGACTTCCACGGCGAGCACGCCGCCAGGCAATGGTGGCAAATCGGTACGACAAGACTCCCACCGTCCAGGTGGCAGCCACGACAGCTCTGATTGCACCCATAGGTTTACGCTAGACCGCAGGAAGCCGGCACGATTCGGGCCTTTAGATTCGGCCTGGACTGTGCGTATGTCAAGCGTGTGTCCGAGCGCCGGGTTGGCGTACTCCCATGCAGCTTCGCTCATCGGATCCAGTTCAGGTGGTGGGCTGTATTCAGCCAGGTACACACTGCCAGTGCTCTCACCCGAGTCAATGGCGCGTATGCCTTGCTCACGCCAACGCAACATAGCAACACTGTCCTCGGTACCGGCAGTACTCCACATCGAGCACAACGGATTCGGCCTGGCACGCTGCGTCGGCAACAAGCCGATATCCAATGTCTCTGAGTCAATGCCAAACACTTCGTCAGCAATGATGAGATCGACGGACATACCGTGACCGCTTGATGGCCTGGCTGCTTTGACGTACCACTTTGAGTCACCGACCTTGATGCTGTTGCGACCATAAGCCCACACGGCCTTGACACCAAACTTGGACTCAATTACCGGCGCTAAATCCTGAAACAACGCAGTCGCTAGATCGAGCCGATGAGCCGTAGTCAGGATTGTTTGTGGGCCGACCTGCGTGGCGTACTGCGTCAGCCACCACCCGAGCAACGCCTTCAGTGCAACGGTCTTTCCGTTCTGTCGAGCAACGGACACAAGTGAAACATGGTTGAGGAACTGCCCTTCGGCATCCACTGCCAGTTGATTGTTGAGAACATGCCTCTGCCAGGGCATGAGCTCCACTCCGAGAATGCGCTCAGCCCAATCTGCAACTTCCGGGCCGTAGCTTCCGGCAGCATCCGTGATGATCGTTTCGATTCGCGGCAGGTCATGACCTTTTCCTTTTCGTTCGGGCTTTGTCTTTTCGG